TTGTCGTCTCAGCTTCCGTCGTTGTGGTTGCGGCCTCCGTAGTCGAACTGGCCTCCTCGGTTGTGCTCGATGCCTCCTCGGTCGTCGTCTCGGCTTCGGTCGTTGTCGTTGCAGCTTCGGTGGTCGTTTCGCAACACGACATCGTCACTGTCGGAGCAGGCGCCTGGCCGTCGCCGGCAACAGACCACGTGCCGGTCAAGTCCGTATCGCATGGCGTCTGTTCCTCGGCGTCGATAATGTACTTGGGCGTGCCGACCTTGCACAGCGCCCATACCAGCGGCGTGTCGCCGTACCGAATCTGCCAATTGCTCGGCTCGACGGGATCATAATACAGACAGCCGTTGTACACGCCCGCCGGGCAGTACACGCCGTCCGCCGTCTCGTCACCCGCGCCGGATACGTACAGGCCGTCGTACCCGCCACACGTCGTTGTCACGCCCTCAGTCGTGCTAGCCGCTTCGGTCGTGCTGCTGGCCTCCTCAGTGGTGGTCTCAGCCTCCGTGGTCGTGCTGGCCGCTTCAGTCGTTGTCGCCCCAGCCGTCGTCGTTTCCGCCGCTGTGGTCGTCGCCGCCGCCGTGGTGGTCGCCCCGGCGGTGGTCGTGGCGCCTTCGGTCGTCTCAGCCGTGCTGCCGAACGCCGGCCACAGCTTCACGTTCGCGGTGGTCGTGCCGGCGGCTTTCTCTCCGATCGCCAGACCGGCACGCACGCGCGACCCGGCAACGCCGGTCAGTTTCGACGTGTCCGAGTTCCAGTACAACGGCCACCCATCGACCCACGCCTCGGCCGTCGTTGCGGACAGCGTAAACACGCCTTCCGTATACGCAGGCCCGGAATCCCCGTCGTCAATATCGTTCACGACGACGCGAATCGTGCCGCCGACAACGATCACGCCGCCAGAATCCACTGTGGCCCCGGTATCGTTTTCCGTCGTCAGAACGTTCCCCGGTTGCACGAAATTCGTCGCCATCGTTTACGCCTCCTCTTGCCGACGCCTTCGCCGGATCGCTTAGGTCGTGGTCTCAGCCGTGCTCGAACCGCCCGGATACAGCTTCACGTTCGCCGTCGCCGTGCTTGCCGCCTTGTCGCCGACAGCGAATCCGGCCATGACGTGGCTTCCCGCCGTCGCCGTCAGTTCGTCGTTGTCCGCGTCCCAGTACAGGGGCAGGCCGTCGAGCCACGCCTCGGAACTGTTCGCGGCCAGCGTGAAAACACCCTCGGCGTACGCCGGGCCACTGTCCCCGTCGTCGATGTCGTTGAGCGCAACGCGGATCATTCCGCCGACAACGAGCACGCCACCAGAATCCACGGTAGCTCCCGTGTCGTTTTCAGTCGTCAGGAGTTTTCCATCCTGCACGAAATTCGTCGCCATGATTCAATCTCCTTTTCGTTTCTCGCCGGTCGTTTTCTCCGGTCGTTTCAATCAGCGGAGGCGACGTTTCGCGCCGCCTCCGCGTAAAACATCACTCGTTACGCCGTGGTCGCAGTCGCGCCCGTCGAACGATACAGCGATCTCCAGTCAATCGCCTTCGCGACGACCTGGTGCCGCACCTTGTACTTCCGGCAGTCGGTGTCGAAGTCCTCATCCTCTTCGAGAACGGGCTGACGCTCGCCCTCCAGGAAGCACACGTCCACGGTGTCCACGACCGCCGGATCAGCGGCGAGATACCACTGAGCCGTCGAGGTCGCGTCCAGATGCGGACACGCGACAACCTCCAGCCGCCCCGCGAACGGATTCGGATACAGGTTGTTCACCGACGTGCTCGGATCGTAGATGCTCTTCACGAACGTGGCTGCCGTGATTTCGAGCGCCTTGGGGACGATCAGATAGCGCGGCTCGTTCTCGATGATCGTCGTGCCGTCGAGGTCCGTCTGCGTGCCCATCGCGGTAAACGCAGAGTTCAGGCTGGCCACGCTGATTTCGCCCTCGCCGTCGTTGGCGTGCGTCGCAGCGTTGAACAACGCGACGAGATCGCTCATCGCGGCGTTCGCTGTCAGAATCGCATAGGCCACGACGTCTTCGAGGTACCGCGCCTTCGCGCCCATGCGCGGAAGGATCGTGTTGAACGCGCTCAGGTCGTCGTTGATCATCATCTCGCGGGTGAACTTCAGCGCTTTGCCGTACTTGGCAAGCGTGTACACCTCGCGCCCTTCCGTCATGGACCCGTACGTGTACTCGCCGCCCTCGGCGATCACGGCCAGCGACGGCGCGCTCGACAGGATCACACGCGAGACCTGCTTGAAGTCCGCGGCGGTGGTCTCTTTCGCCCACATCTGCCAAGTCGTGCGGGCCAGTTCATACGACTGGCGCAGGCTCTTGTTGAGCACGTTGGCGAGAATGAACGGAAAGTCGCTCGTGCCCATCGCCAGGCCGGTCAGGCGGGCGAAGTGCATCCGCGAGAACAACGCCTTCACGACGTCGTCCTTGCTCATGCCGTCCGGTTCGACGCCGTGAGACCGCAAGAACTTTCTGCCGATCTCCATCATCGACAGATGCCGGAATTCCTTCGACCGATCGCTCGGCGTTCCGACCTCAAGGGTGTCTCCGTTGGCGCGCTTGCGCGGCCGGAACAACCCCGCCCGCAGAGCGATCGCATCACCGACAGCGGCGCTCAGAGTAGCGAGGTTCCGATCCTCTCCAGGTTTGATGCTCACGGGTCGTTTCTCCTTTGCCAATTCGATCAGTTCCGTCGCCATTTTAAGCGACACGCCCCTGTCACAGAGTCCTTGCGCCCAATCGGCCGGTAGCCCGGCGTCGATTGCGAGCGCCTTGATTGCGCTTCTTCGATTCGTATCCGCCGCCAGAGCTTCGGTTGCGATCCGTTCGGCGGCCATGGCCGGCGACTCCGTCGGTGCGGTCGTTGTCTCTTCCAGAGTCGGCGCGGACGTGGTCTCTTCGAGCATCGGCTCTTCGGCGACGTCGCCCGCGCTGGCTTTCCACAGATCGGCAGCGCGATTCGCCCGACTCGTTTCGTCAGGGTACTTCTCCGTCATGGTGAGATCGCCGGAGAAGCGCGCCTTGTACGCCTCTTCGCTTTCGCCCTCTTCGGGCGTGATATCGACGATCTCCGTCGCTTCTTCGCCTTCGATCTGCAAGGTCGTGATTTTGATTCGTTCGTCCTTGCTCAGGCTGCGAACGAACTCCCACGCCTCGGCGTCCGACAGGCCCTTCGTCATGCCGAGACCCTCAAGATGCTTTCGCACTTTCGCGGTCATCTTCATCTGCTCTTCTCCTTTGGTAGACAACAGGCCCCCGGCGTTCGCCGCCGGATCGCCGACAAAATCCACAGCGAACACATCCGCGACACGGCCCAACGTCGAGCCGTCTTGCGCGGTTTCGAATTCCGCGTTTTCCATCTGGATCGACAACCCCGCCGCTTCGGGGTCTTCCTCAGCGAGACTCATCAGGTAATCAGGCATGTCGCCCTTCGGCCCCTTGGACGCATAACCGCCGAACTCGATATCGCCTCGCACGCGATCGCCGTCCATGCGCGCGTTTTTCGCCCGTCCGAGTTGAACTTCAATCGCGTCCGTTCCGCCGCCGAACATCCCGCCCGACAACTCCGGATGCGTCAGCCGAACCTTCACGCCCTTGGGTTTCGCGTTAATCGCCGCCAGAACTTGAGACAACATCACCTGGTCAACGAGGAAACCATGACCGATTGCCGGCCCCTGCGTGATAATCGAAACGCCCCGGATCGCACGCGCTTCGCGGTCTACGGTCAGCCCGCCGGCAGACAGCGCGGCCGGTTGCGACAGACGGATGGAACCGTTTCCGGAACGAGCGCGGTGTTTCATCGGTGCATCCCTCCGTTCGTTCCGACGGTGACGATATTCCCGATGCGATTCGCACCGAACGCCCCGACGGGCGGCGCGGGCGCGGGCTCGGACGTCTCGATGCCAAGACGCTTGCGTTCGGTTTTCTCCTCGGCGATTTCCTGATAGCCCTCTCGCCAGTTCTCGCCGCGTTCGTTATACAGATCGCGGTCGCTGATGAGGTTCAGTTCTTTCATCGTCGCGGCTGCGTTCGCCTGATTCTGCGGATCGATCCACGGCTTCGCCGGCGGCTGCCAGGACGCCTCGCAATATGCGGTGCGGTATTCGATGCCCGCATACCACGCGGGCGCGGATAGCCGCTGTTCGAGCACGGAAACGGAAATGAATTCGCTCCATACACGCGCGCATAGCACGTCGATCATGCGTTGCTGTTCGGGATCGGTTTCGCCCCACGTTTCGATCATTCCTTGCCGCTGGCCCGCGAACGTGTTGCCCGCGAAGTCACGCGACACCGTCGGATAATCGAGGCCCGCACCGGCCGCGATCTTCTTGATCTGCGAACGCATATACGGCTCGTGCTGGCCGCTCGGAACCTTGGGATCAAGGAAATTAACCCGCTTGCCGGCGGGCAGTTCCCAGACCATCGACGGTTCAAAATTGAGTTGCTTGTTTTCGTTGGCGTCCGTCGTGTCTGACGACTGCCCCGTCAGCGTGCCGAGCACCGACGCCGCCGATGCGTTGACGTCGGTTTCAATCGTCGCGCCGCCGCACGCTTCGAATTTCGCGCGGTGAAGCGCGTATTCGTCGTACATTTTCGTGTGATACATCGTACGTAGCACGGGCGCCAATCGCGTAACGCCCTGCGTCTGCCGAACGCGATCCTGGCGCATCAGGTGAATCACCCGGTCCGCCGGAATGCGTGCGCTGTCACGATACGTGCGTCCGCCGATTTTCGATGGCGCGGGATAGCTGTCGAACGGATGCCGCCCGAGGTATACGTGATACGCGACGGCCGCGCCGTAGTCGTCGATTTCGATACCGTTCCGGATATCGTTCGTGATGCCCGTCGCATCGTCTCGCCACGACGTCAGCGATTGATCCAACTGTTCCGGCTCGAACATCTGGAGCACGAGTCCCGGCGCATCCGGGCGCGGCTCGTACGACAGGAGTACGAACGCCTGCCCCGCTGCAACCATTTCGCGCGCGGCGAGCTGTTGGATGCCGACGAATGTTTTCGAGCGTTCCTTATCGCACAGACGAGGATCGCGCGCCCATCGTTTCCAAAGCGCGTCCGCCTGCCGATTGAACTCCGTTAGAGACGCGCCCGTCTTCGGATCGCGGGCGTTCGCACGAGGCGTGATGCCCGTTCCGACAACGTGCCGCACGTATCCGTCGGCGATCGACGCCGCGCTCCAATCGTCGCGCATTGCGGACCTGGCGCGCGCCGTGAACGTCCAGTAGTCGGGGATGATTGCGCCGTCGGCGCTGCGGTTCTTGGACGACCAATCGTCCGTCGTGCGGGATTTTTCGGCCGCCTCGTACGTCGAGAGGAAACGCCGGTTGCTCGAAACGAGATCGAATTGCAGGCGCGCGACTTCACGCTTGAGCGCCCATCCGGGAAACATCGACCGGAACGCACGCACCGCCCGCGAGGCTTTCGATTTCAGCGGCGTCAGGTTTTTCAGTTGCCGGCCTATCAGAACGCCCCTCCCGGTTTCGTGAAACGGATCACCGCCGGGCGGCCACCGCCCGCGGTCACTTGTGCCAGTTCGTTTTCGAGTTGCCGCCGGAAGTCGTTGAGTTTGGCGAGATCAAGCGCCGTCCAGTTGCGCCCCGCAATCGACACGGACTGTGCCTGCGACGTCAACAGCTGATTGATCGCCGCTTCGCAGTTGTTGATCATGGTTTGCAGTTCGGCCGCCGTCGCCATTCGCTCTCCTGCCGCCGGGCGCGGTATTATTCGCATCCGACCCGGTTCAGTGCGGACAAATAAAAACCGGCTGTCAGGAGGTTGGGCTCCCAACAGCCGGTTCTATTTGTCCTGGTTGTCATTCCGGGGACGGCTCTCGCCGTCGGGCGTCCGGAACGCGACAACCGGGGGATCAGCCCGATCGTCTGTTTACAGTATCGGAGATAAAATTGCCGTAGTCAAGACGGTGCTTACCACGGCATGGTAAGTATTTTTTTCAGGGCACGTCGGCGGGCGCTGGCGTGTATTCCCGCCGACGAACGTCGTAAACCGTTCCGGGAATGCAATCGAAATGAATCGGAACCAGCGTGCATCCGGGCCACCACGCCTCAAAAAGCAAAGACATCATGCCCTCATCTGGTTTTCTTTTCCCCCGCCACGGATACGTCAGCCGCTGCATCACCATTTTCCCGTCGAGCCCCACGTGAACAACCTTCCGACAAACATCGCATATCCCGTGTTTCATCTCCGTTTCCTTTCCTGGCTATTCTCTAACTTCCACGATCACAACACCCCTCGTTCCGCAGATGCATCGCACGTATCGGACGCGGTCCTTCGTGCAATACACCGTCGGATTCGCGCGTCCGCAGACTTTACATCGATACCGTTCGAGCGCCTCCAACACCCGACGCGCCCGCATGTTCTCCAGATCGCGCCGGGCCGTCATAGACGTCGGCTTCCGCCGTTCGCACGTCGGCGCGGACGTCGTGGCTTCAATCGTTCGTTCCGTCCACAGAGCATCGTCTCTCTCTATCGTCATCTCGAACCTCCTCTAAATCTTAAATCGTTGCGGTTTCCACGGATCGCGTTTCGGCTTCTGTACCGTCGGCGTCGCCGGTTTCGCCGGATCACCTGCCGGACGCGCCGCCTGTTTCGCAAATCTCACGCCCAACATATTCGCCGCCGCTAGTTGTTCAATCTCGCAGTCGAGATAGTGATTGTCCGGCCGCACCTGCCGCCATTCCTGGAACCGGTGCCCCTTGCTATCGGTTTTATCCACGAGGATTTCCGCGACGATCTGCCGCGCGTAGTCGCGCGCGGTGCCCGCGTGAAGATGCCAGTAACCCGGATCGCCCCGCTTGATCGCCATGCGAGCGAACAGCACGCCCTTGAAGTGCTGCCCGTCTACGAGCAGCAGCCGAATGCCGCCTGGTATCGGCGTTCCATCGGGCATACGGTCGAGCATAGACCATCGTATCGGCTGCACGCTTCGCCCTTCGCCGCGATACGGCACGCACCCCGGATGCGTGCGGCAGAACTCGTACACCTCGCCCGTTCGGAACTTACTATCGATCAAACACACTTTCACGGCATACGCGCCGCCAGGCCCTGCGTAGCTGCGCGCGAGCGTTTCTTCAATCGCCCAGAAGTCCCCGACCATGCCGTACGATACGAGCCAGCTCTCTTCATGCGGCCCCCATGCTCGAACCACGTAATACAATCCCGATTTCTGCACGTCCACCGTCTGGATAAGAATCACCGGCCGAGAGTCCGATGGAAGCGTGCCTTCGTTGTATTCGCTGCAATGCGCGAGCACGTCGCCCTCGGATTTCGTTTCGCCGCGTTCCTCCCACGGTTCGGCCATGTCGGAGTTTATCACTTCGCGGAGCTTGTCGGGATATGGTTTCGCTTCGATGAACCTCGCCAGCACCGACCCCCACGCCGCGTATTCTCCGAGCGGCGAATACCACGACGGCAGATGAAACGATGCGATGCGCCCTCCGGGTTCGGGCGGCGTCCAGTCGTACTCTGGAACCGGCTCCTGACGCGGGCGCCATTGGCCCGCTTCGAGCATCGCGCGCTTCTTCGCCGATTCGATGTGCGTTCGGCAATGCACGCACTCGTACCACGCCACGCGCCGGATTTCATCGGGATCGCGGAGCTTTTCGGGAATGCGGATCTGGTGAAACACCAACACCTGATACTCTCCGCACGCCGGGCACGGCACCCAATACTGCCGCCAATCACCGGAGAGCAACCCTGTCCAAATCTGCCCATCGGCCATGGACGGCGTCGATGATACCATAATCTTCCGGTTCCAGAACGTCGCCGTTCGGCGAATCGCCAGATTCAACGCGCTGCCTTCGCGGATCGTCTCCAACGGGAATTTGTCCACTTCGTCCGCGAACAGCCGACGAATCGGACGGCTCGACAGGTTCGCCGGCGAGTTGCCGCCCACGAGCGTTAGCGTCATGCGCGACATTTCCATTTCGAGCGTCTTATACCGGTCGAGGTCCTCGGGCTTCTGTTCGGCCAGGCGCGGCGTTTCGTCAATCAGCGGTTGCAACCGCTGTTGCGAAAACGACCGGGCGAGCGTTTCCGTCGGCATAGCCCAGAGAGTCGGCCCCGGGTCTTGGTCCATCGCGGATAGCATACAAATCAGTTCTCCCGTCGTTTTTGCTGTCTGCGCGCCCCAACACAGATAGATCGTGTCGATTGTCGGATCGTCGTACGCTGAGAACAACCCCTCCAGATACGGCACGAGCGCGCGCCGGAACGGCCCGGCGTAGTTCGTGACTTTCGGCGACAGCCTCAGATGTGTCTCTGCCCATTCACCGATCGGCAACCGTTCCGGCGGCGTCAGCCCCCGGCGGAACGCCCGTTCGATCATCGCGTCGCCGGTTTCCGTAAAATCGCTCACGACTCGTCCCCCTTCAACACGTCCGGAGGCGCGCTCAGAGAACGCAGGCACGCCCGGACCTCCGCGTCGGCGATCCGTTCGATTTCCGCCGCTGTCAGCCCCTCCGCTTGCGGCGCCAGGGCCCTCGGCAGAGACATCAGCGCCTGCCGGACTTCGTCCGCCAGCCGAACGAACGCCGCCAGCACGACGTCGCGCTTTACCCACGCTTCCGACCGCTGTCGAACGGCGGCGAGGTCTTTCTCCGCCCGGCGGAGTTCGGACGTCAACTCGCACCACATTTTTCGATACGCCGAGATATTCGCCGGCGGTGACTTTTGCTTGACCGCGTTCGCCCACGACGCGAACGCAATCGCCTCCGCCTGCCGCAGTCGTTCCACGGAGCCCTCGTATCCCTGCTGCGCCGCGAGCTTCGTCGGCTCTGGCCGTCCCGCCGGCGGTTGCGCCGGCGTGTCCCGCGGCGCGATTCCCTGGCCGATGAGCCACGCCTTGACTTCGAGCGGATCGAACCGATGTTCCGGCCGGCCGCCGTGCGGCGACGGCACGCGCGCCGACGGGCACCCCGCCGCGAGCCAGTGCCGCACCTGGCGCGGCTTCACGTTCAGGGCTGCCGCGAGCGCGTTTGTCGAGAGAGTTCGGGCAGAGGTGGCGGGCGTAGGTTCTGGCGTGGTGTCGGCGTTAGTCACTCGTTCCTCCCGGACATCCGTTCCGCTGCCCATAGGGCGCGCCGTAGTGCCCGTAGGCGCGTCGATAGGTTACATCGAGACATTCTACACCCTCGCCCGAAAAACGCGCCGTTCCTTACC